TCTCACACTATTTGATTTTCTCCAAGCATTTTATTATCAGCGTTAATAAATTCCAGCCAGCCAAGCGCACCCCCACCCCCCTAAATTGGCTTTGGGACTCCGGGCCCATACTTGCATAGTAATTTGCACGTTAGACATCAAACTTTTCAAACCCTTTTTATCCAGCATCCAAAAAACTAATTTATACGAAACACCCCCGGGTATGTTTCCAAATCAAGACCCCCCACCCACTATTTGCAAAATTTTGAAAATACTGTACACTGCAAATCAAAGGAGCCACAAACCGCCCCATGCCTATCATTGCTACACCCGAATTGGGAATCCCGTTCCCATTTGATACCACACCGGAAGAGATTGAAGACTTCCGTGACAAAGCGCACGCCTATTTCCAGACCGTGCAGGAGTTAATAGCGCAAGGTGCCTCGGTAAAAATCACAGATGCGGACAAGCACCAGTCCCATCAAATCATGGCAGAAGGCAAGATGCCGCCAGCCAAAGCGGTTACCCCCGGCGCACTAATTAATCTGGAAGCTATATTGTCTGAGTGGGACCACGAGGTACTTGATGCCACAAGGAAGCTGCGCAATTACGTGACCAACAAGTTAATCATAGAGTCCACAGACCCTGATCCCAAACAGCGCATGAGGGCACTGGAGAATTTGGGCAAGCTATCAAACGTAGGTTTGTTTGCAGAACGGGTAGATGTGAACGTGACGCACCGTACCGTTACCGATATTGAGGCTGAACTGCGCAAGACTTTGGAGTTGTATGGCGGCAATGTAGTAGATGTAATTGCCAAAGAGAAGCGCCAAACCCCCAGCATTGGGGATATGGATTTGGATGAAGAACTAGGACTAAGCAGTGGACCAGAATCTACTACTTGAGATCGAGAAGAAACTTCCAAGCATGCCTGCTGCGGTGCAGCAAAAGGTAGGTCAGCTTATTGCAGAGGCGCGTAAGAGTATTACTTATACCCAAGCCCGCTCGGACTTTATGGCGTATGTCAAATATGTCTGGCCCAATTTTATCCACGGCAGGCACCACGAGAAAATGGCTGCCGCCTTTCAGCGAGTAGCCGAGGGCAAGGTCAAGAGGCTTATTATTAATATGCCGCCTCGCCACACCAAGTCAGAGTTTGCCTCCTACCTGCTCCCAAGCTGGTTCCTTGGGATGTTTCCTGACAAGAAGATTATTCAAACGTCGCACACTGCTGAGTTGGCAGTGGGTTTTGGTCGTAAGGTTCGTAACTTGGTGGACTCCGATGCCTACAAAGACATATTCCCCACAGTCGCACTCCAAGCTGACTCTAAAGCTGCTGGTCGTTGGGCTACTAATTTTGCTGGAGAGTATTTTGCTATTGGTGTTGGCGGTGCCGTTACTGGTAAAGGAGCAGATTTACTTATCATTGACGATCCGCACTCGGAGCAAGAGGCCGCACTTTCTGAGGTGAACCCGGAGATTTACGACAAGACCTACGAGTGGTACACATCTGGCCCGCGTCAGCGTCTGCAACCGGGCGGAGCCATCGTCATAGTGATGACAAGGTGGTCGAAAAAAGACTTAACGGGCCAAGTTATCAAGGCAGCGGCCCAAAGAAGCGGGGAAGAGTGGGAAGTTATTGAATTTCCGGCAATTTTGCCCTCTGGAAACCCACTTTGGCCCCAGTTTTGGTCGCTAAAAGAGCTTGAAGCCCTGCGAACCGAGCTTCCTAACTCCAAATGGCAGGCTCAATACATGCAGCAGCCCACGTCTGACGTGTCTGCCATCATAAAAAGGGAATGGTGGAAGATTTGGGACGATGAAAGGCCGCCATATTGCGAGTTTGTGATCCAGTCTTGGGATACTGCCTTCCTAAAAACGGAGCGGGCGGACTATTCTGCGTGTACCACGTGGGGGGTTTTTTACCAACCGGACGATACTGGGCGCGATCAGGCCAATATTATTTTGCTAAATGCGTTCAAAAAGCGCATGGAGTTCCCGGAGTTAAAGCAGCGGGCATACCAAGAGTTTAAAGAGTGGAACCCAGATACTTTGGTAGTCGAGGCCAAGGCCGCAGGTTCGCCTCTTATATTTGAGCTTCGTGCGATGGGCATCCCTGTGCAAGAGTTTGCACCTTCTAAGGGGAACGATAAAATTGCCCGACTTAACGCGGTAGCGGATATATTTGCATCAGGCCGGGTTTGGGTGCCTAATACTAATTGGGCAGAGGAACTGGTTGAAGAGGTAGCAAGTTTCCCATCGGGGGAGCATGATGACTTGGTAGACTCGATGAGCCAAGCATTAATGAGATACCGCCGTGGTGGCTTTATCAGATTGGGTTCTGATGAGGAAGATGAGCCACGGGAGTTTCGTAGAAAAGTACCATATTACTAAGGATAGATCATGGCTATTGAGAAATCACTGTACGCTGCCCCACAAGGCTTGGATAGTCTGGCGGCAATTGACGAAGCATCTCCCCCTATCGAGATTGAGATTGAAGACCCCGAATCCGTAAACATTGGCATCGACGGCATGGAGATTGAGATTGCTCCGGGCAAAAAGTCTGATGAGGATTTCAACGCCAACCTTGCCGAGTATGTAGACGATGATACTTTGGAATCCTTGGCTGACGAGCTTATCAGTGACTACGAGGATGACATAGGTAGCCGCAAAGACTGGATGCAGACATACGTAGACGGCCTTGAGTTGTTGGGTATGAAGATTGAGGAGCGGGCCGAGCCTTGGGAGGGAGCCTGCGGGGTGTACCACCCACTGCTGTCAGAAGCCTTGGTCAAGTTTCAAGCCGAGACCATGATGGCTACGTTTCCGTCAATGGGGCCAGTCAAGACCCAGATCATAGGTAAGGAAACCCCTGACAAGAAAGCTGCTGCCATTCGTGTCCAAGACGACATGAACTACCAGTTGACCGACGTGATGAAGGAGTACCGGCCTGAGCATGAGCGCATGCTGTGGGGCTTGGGGCTGTCGGGTAATGCGTTCAAGAAGGTGTACTTTGACCCGCACCTAGATAGGCAAGTGTCCGTCTTTGTTCCGGCGGAAGACCTTGTTGTGCCTTACGGCGCAAGTAATTTGGAGTCTGCGGAACGTGTGACCCACGTGATGCGTAAGACCGAGAACGAGCTACGCCGCCTACAGATTGCTGGCTTCTATATAGATATTGACTTGGGTGAGCCCAACAATACGCTTGACGAGGTTGAGAAGAAAATTGCCGAGAAGATGGGCTTTCGGGCTACCTCGGATAACCGGTACAAGCTGTTGGAGATGAACGTAGACCTTGACCTCAAGGGTTATGAGCATGAGGAAGATGGCAAAAAGACGGGCATCAAGCTACCGTATATCGTCACCGTAGAGAGGGGCTCCAACAAAGTATTGGCAATCCGCCGCAACTGGGAGGAAGATGATGAGACATATCAGAAACGTCAGCACTTTGTCCACTATGGTTATGTCCCCGGCTTTGGCTTTTATTGCTTTGGTCTCATTCACTTGGTGGGTGCCTTTGCTAAGTCAGGCACTTCTCTTATTCGTCAGCTTGTCGATGCTGGCACTCTAAGTAACCTGCCCGGTGGCTTTAAGTCTCGTGGGCTACGGGTCAAGGGTGACGATACACCCATCGCTCCGGGTGAGTGGCGTGATGTGGACGTGCCAAGCGGAAGCATCAAGGACAACCTGTTGCCCCTGCCGTACAAGGAGCCGAGCCAAGTTTTGATGGCGCTGCTTAATCAGATCGTGGACGAGGGACGGCGCTTTGCTAATACGGCTGACCTCCAGATCAGCGATATGTCGGCTAATTCCCCGGTGGGTACAACGCTGGCTATCTTAGAGCGCACGCTCAAAGTGATGAGTGCTGTGCAGGCCCGCATCCACTACTCCATGAAGCAGGAGTTGGGCTTACTCAAGAACATCATCGCGTCCTACACCCCAGAGGACTACGACTATGAGCCGGAAGAAGGCTCGCGCAAGGCCAAGAAGAGTGACTACGACAATGTGGATGTCATTCCGGTAAGCGACCCTAACGCTGCCACTATGGCCCAGAAGATTGTGCAGTATCAAGCAGTGATGCAGTTAGCTCAGCAGTCTCCACAGTTGTACAACATGCCCTTGCTACATCGCCAGATGTTGGACGTGCTGGGCATTAAAGATGCAGCCAAGCTCGTGCCGATGGATGAGGATCAGAAGCCGACAGACCCGGTATCCGAGAACCAGAACGTGCTGATGGGCAAACCCGTCAAAGCGTTTATGTACCAAGATCACCAGTCGCATATTGCGGTACACATGTCGGCAATGCAAGACCCCAAGATCATGTCGCTCTTGCAGAATAACCCGATGGCTCAGCAGCTACAGGCAGCAATGATGGCGCACATTAACGAGCACTTGGGCTTTGAGTATCGCCGTCAGATTGAGCAGCAGCTTGGCATGTCGCTGCCCCCACAGAAAGACGAGTCGGGCGAGGATATCAACATGTCGCCAGAGGTTGAAGCGCGGTTGGCTCCCATGCTGGCGCAGGCGGCGCAGCGGCTGTTGCAGCAGAACCAAGGTGAGCAGGCACAGCAGCAAGCGCAGCAACAAGCCCAAGACCCGTTGGTGCAGATGCAGCAGCAAGAGTTGCAGATCAAGCAAGCCGAGCAGCAACGCAAGGCAATGAAGGATCAGGCTGAGATAGACCTCAAAAAGCAGCAGCAACAGATGGATGCCATGAAGGCACTGGGCCAACACTCGCTCGATGAGCAGCGCATAAAGGTCGATGCCATTAAAGCGGCGGCGCAGATGCGCAGCAATAAGTCCCAGCACCTGATGGACGTGGGGTTAGACGTGCTCAAACACATGTCGGACCAGCATCACTCTGGCAATACCCAAGAGAAAGATTTACTGCATAAAGGCTTGCAAACTGCCTTGCAGGGAATGAATCGCCCCACTAAACCAACAGGAGGTAAAGAGTGAACGCGTTTGAAGTACTTGTCGAACAAACCGACGAGAAGATAACCGACCTTAAGGAGTACTTGGCTGCTGGACGGGCAGGTACGCTTGAGGAGTACAAGAGCATTTGTGGTGAGATTAAGGGTCTGCTCATCGCACGTGGTTACGCATTAGACCTGAAACAAAAACTGGAGTTTGCTGATGACTGAAATCCTATTAGGTACAAACCCTAATGCCCCCCAAGTTGTAGGTTCATATAACTGGGAATCAAGTATGGAGGAGAAAGGTAAACAATTACCAAAGCCATCTGGCTATCGGATACTTTGTGCCATCCCAGAAGTGGACAAAGAGTATGAAGGCACTGGCTTTCTTAAAGCTGATGAAACTATACGTAACGAAGAGACGCTCACAACCGTCCTATTTGTTATTGATATGGGGCCAGACTGCTACAAGGATGAGAAACGATTCCCATCCGGCCCGTGGTGCAAACCCGGTGACTTTATTCTTATTCGCCCCCATGCAGGCTCACGTCTGGTAATTCATGGTCGAGAATTTCGCATCATTAATGACGATACCGTAGAAGGTGTTGTTGATGACCCACGCGGCATCCACCGTAAATAAAGGAGTACAAAATGCCTTTTGAAGAAACCGAATTTAAATTTCCTGATGAAATTCAGGATAAGGGTAAACCCTCAGAGCAAGAATATCCCGATATTGAGATCGAGATTGAAGACGATACTCCCGAACCGGATCGTGGTCGGCAGCCCTTACCCAAACCGCTGGTTGAGGAACTGGAGAAAGACGAGCTTGACCAGTATGACGATAACGTCAAGACCAAACTCAAGCAAATGCGCAAGGTTTGGCATGATGAGCGTCGGGAAAAAGAAGCCGCTATGCGGGAGCAGCAGGAGGCTTTGACCTTTGCGCAGCGCCTATTGGAAGAGAATAAACGTATTAAAGGTATCCTCACTAATGGGGAAAAGGAATACGTTACTACCGTAAAACATGCGGCGAGTATGGAGCTTGAAATGGCAAAGCGGGCTTATAAAGAAGCCTACGATGCCGGGGATACCGATAAGATTATCGAGGCCCAACAAGCCATGCAGCAGGCAAATATGCGGGTAATGCAGGCGGAAAACTTCAAATTACCCCCTTTACAAGAGTCTGAAAATAGTGTACAACCCGTCCAACAACAGTATCAACCTCCCGTTCCTCAACCGGATAATCGGGCCGCTGCGTGGCAAGAACGCAATAAATGGTTCGGTCAAGATGAGGAAATGACGGCTGCCGCGCTAGGCTTACACGAAAAGCTAAAGCGTAATGGCGTTGTGGTTGGTTCTGATGATTATTACGACACATTAGACAAAACAATGCGTCGTCGGTTCCCCGAGAATTTTGAGGAGCCCCAAGAACAGAGGCAGCAACCCATTCGGACAAAACCGAGTACAGTAGTAGCTTCGGCAACGCGCAGTACGGCCCCCACAAAGGTCAAACTAAAGCAGAGCCAAATGAATACGATTAAGAAACTAGGGATTACTCCCGAACTATACGTGAAAGAATTCCTTAAGGTGGAGGCTAAAAATGGCTGAAAACAGACTTACTCGTGAATTAGAAACACGTGCGATACAGGAGCGGCCTAAGCAGTGGCAGCAACCTGAATTGCTTCCCGAACCAAACAAAGAGGTTGGGTATGCATATCGCTGGATTCGCGTCTCGACATATAACATGGCAGACCCGCGCAACCTTTCGTCCAAAATACGTGAGGGCTGGGAGCCAGTTCCAATCGAGGAGCAACCACAATTTAGACTGTTAGCTGATCCCAATAGTCGCTTTAAAGAGAATATTGAGATTGGCGGATTGCTACTCTGCAAAACCCCAACTGATTTTGTTGCGCAGCGTAATGCTTACTATGCAAAACAAACACAGGCACAAACGGATGCAGTAGATAACAATTTTATGCGTCAAAGCGATGCGCGGATGCCGCTCTTTAAAGAGAGCAAGTCCACGAGCAGCTTTGGTAAAGGTATTTAATCTTCTTAGGAGTCCTTAAATGGCTGCTTATCCTACTGTCTCGGCGGCTTACGGGTACAAACCTGTAAACCTAATTGGCGGTCAAGTGTTTGCTGGATCAACCCGGAATCTTCCCGTCCAGTACAACTA